AAATTTATGAAGAAGAAATCTACGAAGAAGGACAGGAGCTTCTTGATGATGTCATTGTGGTACTTGAAGTGGCAGATGACGATGAACTTGAAGAACTCGAAATTATTGAACTTACTGAGGAAGAGATACTTATTCTTGAAGAGGAAATGGAGGCTGACGCTAAGGAGCTTGAACTCTTGGAAGAAGAACTTGAGTTTATTGAAGATTTATCAGAGGAAGAACTAGAAGAGTTTGTTGAAGTAATCCTTGAGGTAGAAGAATATATAGAAGAGCTGGAAGAGTTTGAAGAAATAGAAATTATTATTGAAGAAGATATAGACTTAATAGATGTATTAATAGCTAATGATATATTTCCTCCTGACCCAGAGGATGTATTAGAAGATTTAAAAGAGGTACAAGATGAACTCATCGAAGACGAGATTGATATTGAGGAAGAGATACTTGAAGACGATGTTGAATTATTGGAAGATGAAGAACCTATTGAAGAAACTGTATTTGAAGTACTTGATATATTCGATACAGAAGATGAAGAAGAATTATCTGAAGAAGTAATTGAAGAAGAAGTTGCTGAACTAGAAGAAATTATTGATATACCTGTAGTTGAAGAAGATTTATCTGAAGAAGAAGTTGTTGAAGTTATTGAAGAATATGTTGAAGAACTTGAAACAGAAGAAGTTGTTGAAGTCTTAGAAGAAGTTAATGATATTGGTGTACAGAATCTATCCGAAGCTACAGAGGAAACACAAGAGGTAGTACAGGCTGTAGTTGAAGAAGCTATTGAAGAGATAGAAGAACTTACTGAAGAACAGGTTGAAGTTGTTGCTGAAGTATTACAAGTAGAAGCTGAAGATGTTGAGATTATTGCTGAAGCTGTTAAAGAAGATGAATCAGTTGCTACTGCTGTTGAAGAATATGTTGAGAGAGCTGTAGAAAATAAGGATGTAGAAAACTATACACTTGCTGATGTTGTTACTGAGGTACAGTTTGAAGAGTTTATAGAAAATCCTATAGAAAGTTTAACTGATATAAATATACAAGAGATAAGTATAAGTAACATAGGTTCTGACATGACTAATGACCAGAAGGAAAAAGCTCAAGAAGTTGTAGTCCCAGTTATTTTAACTAGAATAGCTAGTATGGCAGCATTTATAATGAGGAAATCATAATGTTAAAAAAAATATGGAACTGGTTTATAGAGATAATTAAAGAAACTTTAAATTTAAGCTGGACACTCGTAGGTTTGGTAATTGCGACCCTTACGCTTACTGGGAGTGCCCAGCAGATTACAGGTCTTGCAACTTTAATTACATTAGTTATATGGTTATTAACCATAGGATTCAGGAAGGATAAAACTAACAATGCAACCAAAAAAAATAGTAGTAGATAATAATTGTGAAACATTTAAACATGAAAACGGCTATACTAATATAACTATATGTAATTGTAGGTATGGACATAGATAAGGAGGACCATGTTTGGATTCTACTTAATGATGGTTCAAGAGTTCATATCTCTTGGTTAGAAAGCGAGGATGAAATTGAAGCTACAAGTAATAAGAACACAGTTCGGTAAAGACGCAACTAATGGGATGCTGTTTATAAATGGTGTTTTTGAATGTTATACATTAGAAGACCAATACCAAGCAGTAAAGGTAATGCATGAGACTTGTATACCTGAAGGAACTTATGATATTAAGTTCAGAAAGACTGGTGGTTTTCATGCTAAGTATTCTGATAGATATAAGAATGCACACTATGGTATGTTACATATACAAGATGTACCTAACTTTACCTATATATTAATTCATAGTGGGAATACAGACGAGCATACCTCTGGTTGCCTGATAGTAGGAGAGACTCAGCAAGACTTAGACTTAAGTGATGATGGTTTCATAGGTCATAGTGGCACCGCTTATAAAAAAATGTATTCTAAAGTAGCTAATCAATTACTACAAGGGAAAGAAGTTACTATTGAATATACCACTATTGATAAACTATTAAATAAAAAAGAACTATCTAATAAATCAACTGATGATGTAATACTTACAAGCACAGTAATGGAGAAATTACAAGAGATTAATGGGAATGTATTAACAGGTAATGCTATGCTTAAAGGAAGGTTAATAAACTAATGTTTGTAAAATTTAAAAGAACAAGAAACTCTGATGGGACATTTAAGAAGGATGTGGCGTGGACCCCTTGGAACGAAGCATGGAGTTATAAGATGAGTGAAGACTTAAAAGATATGATTGAGCGAACAGCTTGGACATTCGTTGAAGCCTTTATTGGTGCCTTAACAGTTGCTCCTCTAGTTGGTGTAGAAGCTGAAACAATTCAGTTAGCTGCATTAGCTGGTGGTGGTGCTGCATTAGCAGTAGTTAAGACATACGCTAAAAAACAAATCAGTAAATAATTAGTTTAGATTAAAAGAATAAGTTTGACCTTCTTCTACATTGTAGTTTGTTGTATCACTTTTTATTAATCTATATTTCCATTGAGTGTTTTTATGCTCGTGTAAATCACAACGCTCTTTAACTATATCCCATTTCTTTTCATGTCTTAAATTAAATATATGACCACCAAATCTTGGGATATAATGTTGTAAGAATGTTGTACCACATACACCTCTTCTATTTTCTATAAGTAATTCAGCTATTGTTTTCTCTTGAGACATCATTCATCCTTTCTCCGAATGCCCTTTCACATTGGTTACACATACCTCTATATGCTTGTATTCTATGCCAGTAGGTTTTGTAACAATCTATACATGTAACAAGAAACACTTTATCTTCCCTTTGCAAATTCATAATAATCTTTATCTATCTCTATTCCTATGAAATCAAAACCTAATTCTTTTGCAACAAGACCTGTTGTTCCTGTTCCCATAAAGTTGTCTAGTATGATTCCACTTTGTAGACTAGATATCTTTATACATTGTTCTACTAATTGTTTTGGAAATATTGCAGGATGTTTTTTGTTACCTTTTAATTTATTTACTGTTGACTTACTAACAGTTTCATAAGGTATAAACCAACTATTTACTGTTGGTCTATGTGTATATCCATATCTTTTTTGATTCTGTTTAGCCCATTTAGGATTATATGGAACCTCACTTGTCTTCTGGTCTATATCTGTATTACCTTCTTTAGTGATATGGAATACATACTCCCAACCATTAGCTATGTATCTATTACTTCTAGGTGCAAAGCTCTGCCCTTTAACATATCCATCTATAAGTAATGATTTATTCCATATAAATATATTTTGAACTTGCCATTCTAAATTTGAAACTATTTCGAAAGGCATAAAATAATTATTCCTAGTAGGTTGTATGTTTAAAAACAAATGTCCATTGTCTTTTAACTTTTTACAAACAGTATTCCATACTTCTATCTGCCAATCAATATAATCTAATCTGTTATCTTTATATGTGTTGTATTTCTTATAGATATTATATGGTGGACTAGATATACATAGGTCAATATAACTATCTGGTAATTCTTTCATTACTTCTAAACAATCTCCATTGTAATATTTAATCACTATTAGAAGGGAGCTTCGTTTTCTTTTATATCATCCATGCTTTTAGCTTTAGGCATTACTACGCCATTGAGTGCTTGAACATAGTTAATCCAAGCCTTCGGTGTTTCTTTCCTGAAATCTACTATCCACCAAGACTTAGCAAATACTTTACCATCTACAGTATCTCCTGCATCACACTGACCCATTTTACTACATCTAAAGTCTGGTCCTTTAGCGGATGTCTTCTCAGAATCAGGTATATATTTTACAACCCCCTTACATACACACCATAGTCCATCCTCATCAATAGCTAGTTCTCCATTAGGATGTGTAACACCTTTCAATGGAAAATTAGCTTCCTCTAATAATGCTATTGGATTATCTGCTGATGCAGAAGAAGCCTCGGTCTTAACGGCAGGAGAAAGGGAAACCTGCGACTTATCTGCATCTGATTTTACTGGAGCTGAGGCTGGTTTCACCGCATCATTTTTTATTTTTTTTTCAGAAGTATCACTAGCATAGTGTTCCTCTTCTGTAGTGCCACCTGTCCACAGCTCTAAGCCTATTCCAAATCTCATGCAACATCTTTTGATTCCATCTGATACTGCTAGTTTAAGTATCTCGCTTTCGGTGATGTTTCTTTTAAGTGCATTCATATCAACATCTCCGACTTCCTCTACTACACCTAGCTTATCTATTTCTAATTTACATTTAGCACCTACTATAGAGTTATCCTTACCTCTAATTACTTCATAAGAGAAGTTGTATTTACCTGGTATAACATCAACAAGCCGTTGTGTATATATGTGATGAGGGACATAGTCCCCAAATTTTCCTTTAGGTGCAGGTTTAACTACACTCTTGGGAAAATCTTTAATTAATTTCTTATGTGTTTCCTTGTCCACAATATCTCCTTATATATTTTTTCCTATTAATACGCCTACTAAGAATAGTAACAACCATTGGAATATAGTTTCTATCATTACTCTCCTTCTAGGTTTACTAAATACTCTGCTGTTACCCCTTTAGAAGGTTTAACAAATAAACAAAACTGAGATGGTCTACCCATACTAGCTAGTTGTTCAAGTGCATATCCATTATGGCTTTCTGTTGAGCCATTAACCCATAGCCTTACATCATTTAGATATAAGGAAGTAGGTGTATGGTAGTGTCCACATACAGCATGTGTAAATTCTTCCATTAACTCTGCACTAGCTAAGGCTTTCCAACCTAATATTTTTTTATTGTAACCATAGAAAGGTAAGCCCATACTTCCTCGTATGTTATCTCCATGAAAACAAAAGAACTTAGCTTTGACACCTAAGTCTGCTATTGTATACCACTTCTTTTCTGGTATATGGAACTTCATTCTTGGCTCATTTTTGAACATAGTTTCTAGAATCTTACCAAGCATTCTATCTGCGTTGCTTTCTGGGTTGTAATCCCTACGACTTCTACCACCTAAAGCACCATGATTACCTATTACCCAATGACACTCAACTGTTTCAAAGTGGGATAGTAGTATATTAAAGAACTCATATAACATGCGTGGTCCATCTACAGTTACTTGTTTATAAAGTGAGCTATCTATTTCGTGTGCTTGTCCAGGAAATATTAACTCTCCTTCAACTATATCTCCTAATGCAAGGACAACACACCTCTTTATAGTGTGGTTTTCACCCTGCAACTGAGAGAGATTCACGATTTTTTTTGCATACTTAACAACTCTCTTGTGTGCTACCTTTGAGTTGTATGTATCTGTATTTTTTGCGAGTTGAATATCGCTTAATAAAGGGACGCATATTTCTTGTCCTTTAGATTTATTTTTTTTCGGCTTAACAGCTTTAGGTAATGTAACAGTAGACATACCATCTTTAGCACCTTTGTATACTGCCTCTACTAAATCAGCTTTCTTATCCTTTAGTTTTTCTATTTGTCTAAGTAATCTCTTATTAGTATTTTTAAGTTCAGTTACTTTATCGCTTTCAGCCTGTATTAATAGCTCAGCTAGTTTGTCCTGTTGTGTTTTTTTCATTGGTTTCCTTATCCTTTAAGTGTTGTAGCCACCTGTTGATTCCTGCTCTTGATACTGAAAAATTAAACTCCTCTTTTAGTATCCTACTAACAGCAGTTGAGTTAGGTTTTTTACCTTGCTTTACGAGTAACTCTATACCCTCAATAAAAGGTTTTACTTCCTCTGGTATCTGGAGATACCAAGCAGTAACACCTCCCTGTTTCTTATCATATGCCTTCTGTATAAGGTCTGATATGTTTTTATTATTGCTCATGTGGTAATCATATCATTGTTCGCACTATATACAAGCATTAAAATAAATTATTTATATGTGGTGTTCATATGCATATGCATAATGCATAGTAAAAAAAACAAAAAAAAATTCCCTCCTAATTAAAGGAGGGAATTATTTGTAAGCTAACTATTGTATCTATTGCTAGATACTTGGGCTATTGCTAGTCCTAGTTAGCTTTAACCTATGAACTTAGCATACTGCTTAGCAAACTCTTTAACATGTTTTATATCCTCAATAGGAATTATGTTATTTATAGCCATGAATCTAAGTATCGCATGTATTCTTTCAGTAGATAGTGTAAGAGAAGGTCTATGTTCCTCAGCACCATCTACACCTATTACTTGCATATCAGATACCCATATTCTAGGCTCTTCTTGTTTAGCTAACCACTTAAGAGCTTCTAAATCAATAGAGTTTGCACCATATTCTGTTAAGTTATCTATGGCTGACTCATCTAAGCGACCTTTTTGAGCGATAATTCTTATATCACCATCATGTCCACCTATAGAGTGACCATACCCTACATAACCAGCTATTGTACTAGCTGGTAAAGTATTAACTATTTCTTTAATATCCTCATTATAAAAGCCCATACTACCAGAGCAATCAATCATCAAGCTACCACCTGCTATATGTTTTCTTCTCTTAAATACTTTCCTATCAGTTATTATTCTATGGACTTGTCTTGGTTTAACACCATATTCTCCTTGAGAAACTGCTAGTTTTTTGAGTGCCTCTATAATAGGTTTAGTTCCTTTAAACCTTCTGTGTCTAGCTTTACCATGAACACCACCACCATCAGTTCTATAATTAACTCTATGCTTAGCACCTCTAAAATTCTGCTCAGCTTCTTTAGTTATAGAATCTTGTAGGGATTCACTTAAGTATTTAGGTAACATCATTTGTGGTATGTCATCTAATTCTTTATCATCATCAACAGGATTCAAAGAATCAGTATCTATATACACTTGGTTGTTACCAAAAGCGTTTTCTTTAATAGAGGGTAAACGCATAATATTATCCACCATACCTCTAACACCATAATAATAATTAGATGTATGAAGTGCATTATAAACTCTCCTAGAATAATTAGTTGGTTTATAAAGAATCCTGCGTCTACGGAAACCTTCCTCTTGACTATCGTATACCCACTTATATTTTACTTTATTTCTATTAACAATATCTAAAGCATGTGATAATTTCCACATACATCTTTGTAATAGATTCTTTATTATATAAAGTTCCTCTGAAACTTTTTCCTCATCAATAAGTAAAAGACTTGGTAAGTGTCTTTGAATTGCACTCTTAATTACATAGTCTAATTCATTAGAGTCCACACCAAACTGACTATCAGCTTGTACAAAGCCAAAAGTTTTAATGGTATCATTTGATAAGGATTCAAGTATAACTTCTAAGTCATCACTATTTTTTAACCTAGTGTATAACTCATCTACCAAGTTATCTATATAATACTTCTTACTAGCTGTGTTCATCTCTGGTAAGAGTTTCCCAACATTGTAATATCTAGCAGTGCTACCTTTGTATCCTTCCTCACTATCATACTTATCTGTATACTTACTAGCAGATTGAATCCTTTTCTCAATTACTTTATTAGCAACAGGTAGTACGCATAGAGTTTCAGCAATAGCCATTAAATCCCAATCAATATCTCCACGATATTTCTTTAAATAAAAATATTTCTTACGCAGGGTTTGTAACAAAACTGCCCTGTTAGTATCGTGGTCTGATTTATATGAAGACTTTGGAATAGGTATTCCATGTCTATCACTTGGATTTGTTTTACCTTCCTCGTAACTATATACTCTAACTTTATTACCTTGTAAAGCTAGGTTAGGTAAAGAATTAGGTAGCTTTCTTGCCTTACTTCTAGTCTTAAACAAGGACATTAGTATTGTTCCTCATCTGCTAATTCTGTATCAACACTTACTACTGTTAGTGCTTCGTATACTGTTTCAGCAAACTCAGGTTTATCCCCAAATACTGCCCAACAAGAGTCCTCTAAAGCAACACCTTGCTTATTAACTAACCTGTCAAGTTCCATGAAACTACGAATTGAAGTGTCTGTGTTTTCTAAATCTAACATGACACTAGATATTTTAGGACTTAAACTCTCCACAGCTTTAGGGTGTATGTTCTCTATGTTTATCTTTATAGGGAACCTATCTCTTAAAGCCTCTGGTAAATCCTCTGGCTCTCCATTCATAGTAGCTATTACTTGGAATCCTTTATTAGGTCTAACAACTTCTTTCTCCTCGTTAGGAAGTGTTATCTCTGCGAACTCCACATCATCTAGCAATCCGTGTAGTATAGAACTAACATCTTGTCCAGCGTGGTCTATTTCGTTAAGCACTAATCTACCACCTTTTTTCCACATCTCAATAGCAACACCATCATTCCATACCATACCATCATTACCTAGTAGTATGTAATGTCCTAACAAGTCTGTTGCTGTTGTTTCTGGTGTAAGAGTAATAGCTTTCCTACTACGACCTTTACGGATACCAAGTTTCATAGCTGAATAGGTCTTACCTGTACCAGGCTTACCATAGAGCAATATTCTTGGTGATTTAATTACTTTCTCAAGTAATTTCCATTGGTTTTTAGCTTTCATTCTTCTTCTTCTCCCTCTTTTTTAAGTAGACTCTCTACTTCACTAATAAAATTAGAAGTAATAGAGTCCGTATCCATTTCTGTCCACAGCTCATAAGTTTCCTCATTAACTTGGACTACTTCAGGAACTTCTGGTAGTAAGTTAAATGCCTCAGCAGGTATATCTAGCATACCTGTATGGCTATTCTCATAGTCATCAGAGAAAACAAATTCCCATACTGTCCTGTAATGTACATCAGTTGGCTCTCCAGATTTATAATGATGTGGAACTACCAACCTTAGAAACACAGGGAACTTCCTGTCTATCTGCTTTTCCACTTCATCATCAAACAACCAATTTGGTAGACTTCTATTGTATTGTAAATCTACCGACAAGTCGTTTAGATATTCAAGAATATCCCTTGTGATAGCACAATGACTCTTAATCGTTGCATCACTAAGTTCTTTTCCTAAATTATCTAGTATGTCCTGTAATTCTGGATTCAATCCTTCATCACTATCTTTCATACCTTTTCCTTTCCTATACAGCAAGGGCAAAACATTTTACCCTCGTTTAAATAACCCTGTTCCTCGTATTTATCTATGCAATTACCACATAAAGCACGAGTTTGTAACCATAGATAAACTGAGATTGATTCTCCTTGTTCATCTACTACATTAATTTGGTCGTTACACATATCACATATCCAAAAGTCATCAGTTAAACCTGTGTCTAATAGAGTATCTATATATATAACACCACTATCTTCATTCTGCTTACGCATTTTCTCTGCGTACTCTCTATCATTAGCCCTATGTAAGACAGGATTTGATACTATTAAATCAATTTCATCATCACTATACATGGTCATGGTTACAACTCCCTTCCATAGGTACAGCTAATCTCTGTGTAGTAACATCTGAATCGCACCTCGTACACCTAATAATAATTTCCCCATCACTAGAGAAAGCAACTTCTAATCTCTCTTTAGTGGTTACACCACTAGGCATAGTTCTAATACAATTCTTACAATGAATAAACATTATATTCTTAGCCATTATTCTTCCTCGCTCTCTGTGTTAAGAACTTCCTTTATAAAGTCATCAACTGATGATGAATTTAGTTCCTCTACTAAATCACTATCAGAAGTAACTATCATAGATGAGATAACATCTGGTTGTCCTAGCACAATAGCAATAGGAAAATCAATCTCGTGGTTGTCCATTAACTTAGCCCACTGCTTATCCTTTGTAATCATATGGACACCAGATAGTAATACTTCTTTAAATACCTTTGCTATATCCTCATCAGATTTACAATCCTTTAAATTAACGACACCATCACTGATGCCTTCTGTGAATACATCTGCTACAAAATGACACCAACTTTCTAGTATATGCTTAGTATTTTCCTCTACTAATTTCATAAAATAGTCGTGCATTAATTCAACAGGACTATTTTTAGGTGCAAATACTTTATCTCTTGTTACCATTTTTCCATCTTTTATATCAAAAGAGGTTAAAGCAAATATTCTAGGTGAGAATCCGTCATAACTTAACAAAGGATTAAACCCAAGCTGTTTAGCTTTCTCTACCATTCTGTCAAAGCTATCTCTAAACTCATCAAAACCATCATCACTAGCCATATTTCACTCTCCCTTTCTACTGTTCCTCTTCATGAGCCATGCCTTCGTTCTCATACTTTATAAGAAGGTACACATATCCTTTAGCACCTTCTCTATAAGTAGAGCGAAACCTATAGCCCGTATCAGAGAACACTTCTCTTAATTTAGTTACCCTCGTTCTTATACTTCCTTGTGAGTAAGAATTATCGGGCAACATATCCATAACAAACTCTTTGTTAGGATTTTTTCTAGCTTTATCTAAAATACTTTTGTTCTTTTTAAAGTATTTCAATCGCCTTTCATCATTTGTTAATGGAGTTCTACCTTTAATCTTATTAATTCTAGGTTTGAACTCATTACCAATTTCTTTTGTACTCATGCTATCTCCTTCCTTTATAAATAGCTAAGAGCGTACACTAACTTGAATCGCAATAGATAATAAGGGGGATTATCTACAACAGCATACGCTCTTAGCTATCTACTTTCGGTCATCAGTTTGAAACAGGGCTGTAAATAACTGACTCCTACTCATAGATAGCCCCGACTTGCTACATATAAGACACTATGCAAACAAAAGGGGTACTTAACAACCCTATAAACATGTGCCTCATAGATAGCCTAGAACAGACACTAATCCATGAGATGTTGCCAAAGGTTTACTTCCAACTCGTATCTTCGCTTCCTGCTAACTTGTTGTTTATCTTTTAGGTGTAGTTGTTACACTACGGCTCACATCAGGGTAGTCAATGTTTTACTTATAGCTATAAGTGTATCTGTTCTAAGCTATCTACCTTATAGATAGCACGATACTTACAACTTGTCCGAATAACTTTTATAGGTTGCTTTGCAACAGAGAGAACATCAGCTCTTGTATAAGTATCGTGCTACCTACTAACCTTACGCAAGTGTCCAAACTTGTTATTACTTAGTAAGTAGCTGGGCTTAGCGTAGATTAACCACGCATACTCGTAGCTTTAACAATATAGCTCATAACTATATACGAGATATGGTTAAGCCCAATAAAAAAGGTGCGTATATACTACGCACCTTTATAGTTCTTATATATAAGGACTACTAACAGTAGTCGCATACCATACTGTAAGGTAGCTTTAAACTACATGTCTTACAGTAAGGCTCAAACAATTCCTTATGACTAGAGCAACAACCTTCCTCTATCTCATGGTTGTATACACTATCCTCATATAGGAGTAGTTTGCTTTCATAGTCAGCATCAGTAACACTATCAGTATTACCTTCCTTTATAGAGTTATCCTTTATAGCAATCGTATCGTGAATACTAGCTAAGTATTCCTCGTGTTCCTTACTATCTACCTTAAAGTCTACCTCTCTACAAGAGTAACAAGCTCTAGTAGAGGAAGTATTCTTACGGCAGAATATACAAGTTCCTTCTGGACTTGGTATATCAGGTCTTATAGTAGGCTCTCTCATACTAGATATGGTAGAGCCTTCTTTATATACACCCTTAGGATAACCTGTAATCTTATCTATTTTCTTATTAGTCATAGATTCCCCTTTATACTTTATGTGTATATGTATAAATACACCGAGATTTTTTCTCGCAACTTCAACCTAACACCTTCTACTATGTTTAGTAAGAGTATATACTTGAATGACTTGACAACCCCTATGCGGTGTTACTATGCACATACGATATATATTTAAATATATAGATGAAAAAAAAATTTAATATTTTTTTTCTATATAGCCCTATGAAAGTATTAATTTGTTACTTCGCATTAAATCAATAGAGCTGAGAGGGGTTCACATTTTTATATATAAACATTATGCATACTCATAGACTATACATATTCATAGACTATGCATACTCATATGACTATACATAAGTAATAGGGCTGAGAATGATTGACTCGCATATGCATATTTATTGTGATTTAGAGCTGTTGAATTTTCCTATGCGTAAAAAAAATTTTTTAGATTTTACCCTTATATACTCTATATATGGTATAATTAATTATAGAGAAAAACCCAACAAAATTAGGCTTTTTCTCTGAGCGACCAAATAAGCCGATTTAAGACCTAGTTTTTGAATCTGGGCTACAACTACCCACAAAAGCCCAAGATATGTCTTAGAATCAATCCTCGCAGGGCTTAGCCCTATTCTGTAAGCAATAAAAGAATCTTAGATATATATTTTGATTAGGTTTATTTTATGCATTATGCATAGGGGCAGGGCATAAAAAAAAGCCCCTCTATTCCTAGAGGGGCTTTTTAGTTTAGCTTAGTAATCTAAAGGACTTCCTTTAAATTTAGCGTTCATGTAGGCTTTGCATTGTTTCTTAGTAGGGACTTGTCCTGCGAACTCTTTCGCAATTCCATCTCCACTAATCAACTTCATGAAAGTCGGGGACATTTGTCCATTCGCTAGGGGCTTTAATGCTTTCCTATTGAATGGACTTGGGCTTACTTCCATAAGGGCTTTAAATTGCTCTACGCTCTCGTATTGCTTTAGCACCCCTAGAGGAATAAATTTTCCAGAGTCATCAAAGTTTCCTATTATGTATCTGGTTTTCCCTTCGCTTTCCTCATCATAAAATAAAGAGTTATTACCCCTTACTTTAGTGATTCGCCAAGACCTACTCCCACTCGTATAGACTGTTCTATACGTTTGGAAAAGGTCATCATGCTTTTTAGTCTTTTCTTTTTTAGTCATGTGATTACTCCTAATCACTCACGATTCAAGTTTTATGAATCTGTTAATTTTCAAATCTAACAGAATCTCAAATCTAGTCAAGCACCAATCGGACACCACAAGATTATTTTTTTAAAGCTGTTGGAATCTTTCTATGTGTAGTCGTGTATGCATAGGGGCTTGTGTGTGTAAATCGTTTCAATGCATAGGAATATATTTTCAATCAATAGTGGGACACATAGGGGCATATATGCACATACAGGCACATAATCTAGATGTAAAGTTTAGATTTAGATTTCCTATATACGCTCACGCATTATGCGTATGCGTGTGTATGCGAGGGGGGATTTAACCTAGCTACCCCCTATATTTAATACGTAAGTCCTAAAAAATTATGTGGTAATTTGTCTGATTAGGAACTGTGGTGTAGCAGGTATATTACACGACAAGGAAGGTATAGTTGAGAACTACACCACCGTTCACTATGTCCTACTTTAACAGTAAAGAGGAGTAAACACAAGCATTTTAAAAGTTCTTTTATAATGTGTAGTGTTTATGTGTTAAAAGTCTTTTCGTGCATTAGCGGACATATGCGTGTAATTTTTTGAAATTTTAATAAATTGTAATCCTTGGGTACTAGCCTTGTGGTAATCCCAGTCCTTATCCTTGATAAGTAGCTAGCTTTTAGCCGTCCGATAGCTCCTTTACCTGTAAATACCTTATTAAAAGTTATTTGTATAATCACTATAACAGTAAGATATATATATGCAAGAATTAGGAAGGTTGCTTTTAAAGAGATGGTATGAGGATATCGTTGATTCAGATGGTAACTTGGTATATGTAGTAAGACCTACAAATGAAGAAGAGAAAGAGAAAGGTTCTGATTTCTTTGTAGTGTCTAATAAATTAGAATCTAAGTATCTTAAAATAAAAACAGATAAAGAGATTAAAGAAACTAACCTACTTTCCTTAGAACTATATAAGGAGGGGGACAAACTAGAGATAGGGGAGGCTATGCAAACATTCCCAGATTACTTTTTCTACTGGGTTTACCCAACCGCAGAGCTCCTTTACTGGAATCCTACTGAGCTAAACCCCTACCTAATAAAACAGATACAAGAAATAAAAAATTTTTTTTCACGCACTATAAAGTTAGAGAAGAGCGAGTTGCTCGAAACAGGGCTGATACGCTCGCATATGGTAAGTCATAATCTATTAGATGATATCTTAGACAAAGTCAACTAAGCTATCATTATATGAGTAAAATTATTGCAGTTTGCAAAAGCTGTAATGTAGCAATGCAGATTACTAGAACATTTAAGAAATGTACTAATCTAGGATGCTTAGAATATAATAAAAGAATTAGGAGGAGAATTGCCAGTAAGCAAATACGGAAAGAAAAAGAGATACAGCTCAAAAAGAAAAAAGACTAAGAAGTAATAATGAAATATTATTATGCAGTGGATGTGCTTAAAGTAGTTGATGGAGATACAGTAGATGTCAGAATTGATTTGGGTTTTGATGTGTGGCATAAATGCCGTGTACGACTTATGGGTATCAATGCTCCTGAATCACGAACAAGAGATAAAGAGGAGAAGAAACGAGGGCTTGCTGCGAAAGAGTGGTTATCTAAAGAAATCTATGATGCAGTAGACCCAATAGAATTAAAATCTCACGGAAAAGGTAAATTTGGAAGAATACTTGGTGAGTTATTTATAAACAATATTAATATAAACGAATTAATGGTAAACAGTGGACACGCTGTTAAATACGATGGAGGTAAAAGATAATGCCAGGAAAGATAAAAAGTAAACCAAATATATTCTCAACACCTAAGAATTTAAAATCTTGGGCAATAGATTTAACAGAGGCATGTGGTTCTGAGCTAATTAATAAGAAACATAATGTATCTAAGATAGATGCATTAATTGAGAAGTTTGTTTTTGATTACAATGAAAATATGAAACTCGTAGCAGGGGAAGAAGAGTGAGTCACCCAGTTCCAGGACAAACTTATTATTGTGAGGATTGTCAGGAACTATTAGAAGATGGACCTCATAGATGTATACATGTAACAGGAAATATTTATGCCTAATTTAGTTTGTGTATCCCCAGAATGTGATAACTCTTTACCTAAAGGTAAAAGAAAATATTGTTCAGATACTTGTAAATGGAGAGAACAAAAAAGAGTTCATAGAGGTGTTAAGAATAACCGTGAATATAAACCTGAAGAAAAGAAAATAAATCAATCAAAAGTAGCTACTACTAGAAGGGGTGCCTTATATGATAAGTTTGTTGAAGAAGGTTATGCATTAGATTTAATTAATGGAACTATGAAGCGTAAACAGATAGCTAATTTACTCGGATGTACACCAGCACATATTTCTAGATTACTAGGTGCTTATCAAGAAGATATAGAACAAGCAGCAGCAACAAAAAGCTGGAAGAAGTCAGAAGCAACTTTACAAGCAGAAAAAGATTTTCAAAATTTTAGAGATATGTATTTTCAAACAGAAAAAGGAGAATTGTTTGAAACAGCAGATTTCCATAAGGCTTGGATAGATTCAATTATTAAAGCTATAGAGACAGGTGGACAACAAATGATTCTATCTCCACCTAGGCATGGAAAGACAGAATTACTTATACACTTTGTAGTTTGGCTTATATGTACAAATCCTAATATCAGAATTATGTGGGTAGGTGGTAATGAAGACATAGCTAAGAACTCTGTATCATCAATTATGGATACATTAGATAATAATGAAAAATTAAAAGAGGCTTATTGTGGACCAGGGGGAAGTTTTAAACCAGCAAACAGAACAGGCAAGTCTTGGTCTCAAAATCAATTCTCTGTAGCTACTAGAACTATACCTGGTATTAAATCTCCAACAATGATAGGAATAGGAAGGGGTGGAAAGATTCTATCAAGAGACTGCGATGTAATTATTGCAGATGACATTGAAGACCACAGCTCTACAATGCAACCTAAATCAAGAGAAAATACTAAACAATGGTGGACTACTACATTAGGTTCTAGAAAAGAAGAACACACAGCTATGGTTATTATTGGCTCTAGACAGCACCCTGAAGATTTATATGCATCTCTTTTGAATAACAATGCATGGGAAACAATAGTTGAAGAAGCACATGATAGTATGTGTACTATACCAGAGTTTGAAGAAGAGGAACATACTGATTGTATGTTATGGGGTAGCTTTAGAACTTTTAAATGGTTAATGAATAGAAAGAATGATGCATTAACTACAGGAGGTTTAAAGAACTTTGAAATGGTATATCTAAATAAAGCTATAGCAGAAGGACTTAATATATTTAATCCAGAAGTTATAGAAAAATGTTATGATACTTCTGTTCCTTTAGGATATATACCTAAAGGAAGTTACCTGGTTGCTGGATTAGACCCTGCAGCAACAGGTTATCAAGCAGGGTTCTTATGGGCAGTAGAAACTGAAGGTAATAAACCTAAATTAACAATGGTTGATTTAGAAAACCACCAAGGTGGTGGTCTAGATGAAGCATTAGAATTAATTAAGAAATGGTATGATAAATATAATTGTTATCACTGGGTTATAGAAGAGAATGGATTCCAGAAAGCAATCAGACAAGATGATAGAATCAAAAAATTTGCAGCATCACAGGGAATAAAACTAGAAGGACACGAAACACATAAAAATAAGTGGGACGAAAAATTTGGTGTAACTTCATTAGCACCTATGTTTCAAGAAGAAATAATAACATTACCATTTGGAAATGATGAAGGAATATCTAAATCAATATTATACACAAAGCAACTGACATATTTTGCTTCTAAAGGACAGGCTAATAGTAGAGCTGTTGCATCAGATATTGTAATGGCTTCTTGGTTTCCAATGAAAACTGTTAGGACACTTACAAGATTAACATATGCTGATTTGTCCTATGATTACTCACCAAGTTACAATAAATATGATACTATGGATTGGAACGAGTTACCTTGGAGTTAAATAAGTGAAACCAGACCAGATATTAGACAGAGCTGTATATCTAAGAAATATGCATAAAGATGCTTTACCTGATAGATATAGATTTAAAAGTATTCTAAATGGTGGAGAAGATGGAATAGCACAATTACTTGGAACTAATAGTGCAGACAGTGGAAATTTACCTGCACCTAACTTAATGTTATCTGCATTAGATAGATTAGCTCAAAAGATTGGAAAGACACCTACATTAGATGTCCAGATAACTAATGCAAGAGATAGTAGTCGTAATAAAGTTAAAAAGGAAAAATTAGAAAGAATCATTACTTCATATGACCATATGCAAAAACTTGAGTTGCAACTCCCTCAAGTTGCTAGATGGCTACCAGGTTATGGATTTTGTGTATGGGTAATAACCTCTAAGAAAGATAGCAATGGAAATATATATCCATGTGCAGAATTAAGAAACCCTTATGATTGTTATCCTGGTTACCACGGTAATATGCAGGACCCACAAGAACTTGCTATCGTAACAAACATTCCTGTTAAAGAATTAATGAAAATGTATCCTGAATTAAAGTCATGGTATAACTCTAGTGATAAAGATAAGAAGAGAGAGAATCAACCAGCAGCTTTATATGGACTAGGTAATAATGAAGCTAGCTGGGGTAATTCAAGTGATGATGGAGATGTCATTGTTGAATATATGAATCCTGAAGGAACTTATGTAGTTCATCCAGCTTCAAAGAAAATTGTAGATTTTATTCCTAATGTTCTTAAATCAGGACCAGCATTTGTTGTTGCTAAAAGATTTAGCTTCGATAAATTACAAGGTCAGTTTGACCAAGTTATAGGTTTAATGGCAGCTATGGCAAAGATAAATATCTTATCAGTTATAGCTATGGAAGATGCGGTTTTTACAGAAACAAATATAATTGGAGAAATAGAATCAGGAAAATATAGAAAAGGAAGACATTCTGTAAACTATTTAGCTCCTGGTTCTCAAGTAGTTAAACCAGTAACTAATTTACCTTATCAATTATTTGAATCTGTAGGAAGACTCGAAAGACAATTAAGAGTAGTAGCAGGTTATCCAGTTCAGGATGATGCAATATCTCCCAATTCATTTGTAACAGGCAGAGGTTTGGAAGAACTAGAATCTGGCGTAGGTCAGATGGTATCGGAATATCATACTATTTTAGAGTATGCCTTACAAGATGTTGACGCAAAGCGTCTTGAACTGGATGAAATTTTATTAGGTAATAAACGTAAACCTATGACTGGTACATACAAAGGAGCATCCTTTGCAGAGTTCTATACTCCAGATAGAGATATTGATAGTAACTATATGACTAAAAGAAAATATGGTGCTATGGCTTCTTTTGATGCACCAAACAAAATAATTACAGGGTTGCAGTTACTTCAAGCAGGAATCATTGATAAAGAAACAATGCAACAAGAAATGGATGGACTAGAAAACATTGTTCAAATTAATGAAAGAATAACTAAACAAAAAACAGAGGAAATTTTATTTCAAATGTTATTACAACAATCCCAACAAGGAGATACTAAAGCAATGATGGCTGTTGTTGAGATATATAATAATCCAAAAAGTATTGGAGACATATTAGAGAAATTCTTTTCAGCAGCAGGAGAAGAACCTTCTCCAGAAGAACAAGCAATGATGCAACAAGCTGAATTAGCACAAGCAGCACAACAAGGTGGTCCACCAAATCTACAAGCATTGCTTGGTGGTGCATAATGTTTGATGGCACAGAATTTGAATTTGCTGAAATAATAGCAAGAAACTTTCCTGAATATAATCCACCTATTGATTATATTGAGGAAACAATAGTTAATCATGTAACAATAGCTTATATACCTGGTGTAGGTAGATTAGATATGATTATTATTCCAGAAGGAGATGTATTTTATGGGTAGAGGAGTTAAAGGTAAATATAAAGCAGAAAACTTTAAAGGAGAAGCTAAGGAATTAAAAACTCTTGAAGATTCCGCACCTATGGCAGGTGTAGCACCAAATATATCAGAAAATGAAATTGTACCACAGGGTGCAAGACCTAATCCAGGAGCTATACAAGATGCTACAAGATTTACAGAGAGACCTTTTGAATCACAAGATACACTATATCAGGAATCTATGATGACAGGAATGGACCCTGATATGATTTTAATGGGTATGTATAGGATATTACCGAGTAAAGAAATAGCAGCTTTAATGAGACATAATCGTTAGGAGGTCTAATGTCAGAAATTAGATGGTGGTGGCAACCTACGTGGTCTGAAGAGCTAGAAGAAGAAACTCAAAATGAAAGATTCTTGCAAGCTACTCAATTTGTAGATGCCTTAGAGTCTAATCCAAATATAGCAAGTAACTTAAAAGGTTTAATAGAAGAAAATTTTTATTTACCAAGAGATATATTAATTGGTTCTGCATTAATGGGATTAACTTCTGATTCCCCAGAATTAGCTCCATTAGTAGAGAGATGGTTAGATGTTGAAAAGACTTGGTGGGATAGAACTAAAGGTGCTATGAAAGGAGCTGTTAGGGGAGCATTTGTAGCATTTGATTCTATACAAGATGAGCTAGTTAAGAAACCTATATTATCTACACAAAAATATTTAAATGATAGAAAACATCAAGATGGTCAAGGCTTAGTAACAGCAATGACACAATTATTATTTGACAAAGAAGCACAATCAGAATGGCAAAAGACTAGACAACATCTGGGTCCTTCTGTAGGTAGGGAAGCAATTAAAAAAGCTCTAGCTGGTGAGAAGGTAAACTTAGGTGAAGGATTCTTTGGAAATTCAACATTAGCAGAGAATACAGATATTTATAAAGAAATGGTTGGTAGAGGTGCTGACCCAGAAGAAGTAAAGAAAATAGTTCAATCATACTATGGAGAAGATATAACTAATTCTGAACAAGCAAGGGATGAGAGTCTTACTATTAAATCTAAACATGGAACAGTTAAACTTACTCCAGCAGCTCAGCTTTTTGCTAATATATTAGAACCTGGAAGCAAATCATATAATATATCAACAGGTATTGTTGATGGATTGTTTACACTTGTTGCTGACCCAACAATACTTATTGGTGGATATTTATCTAAAGCTGGGAAAGTTACTAGGTCATTAAGCCAAGGCGAAGTTTTAAAAGGTGCTGGAATTGTTAATAAAGCTGTAAGAAAAACAGTTCATGTTCCTTCTGCAGTTGAATATGTAACAAGAAATCCAGGTGGTAGAAAAATTGTAGAGCAATTAGTTAAAGCAGAAGACTATGGAACTGTAGGTAGATTATTAGGTAAACGAGGTAGTAGTGGTGCTGACGCTATATTACATAAGAATTTAAAACTAGCAAAAACAACTAGAGAAGTAGAAGACTTATTAGTAGCCGCTATTGAAGGTGGAGAGATTACTAAAAAATTAAATCCTACATCTTTAATGTTTAGAGGAAAAGTATCTTCTAAATTAGGAAGTGTTTTAGGTGGAGAATTAGGAGAAGCTATAGGTCTGTCTGGAGTAATCAGAAGAAATATGAATGATACTGCTTTAGGTAGAATCTTTGAAACATTTCCTGCACCTAAATTACAAGTTAATGATTTTAATCAATCTTTCTTTGACTTACAAGATTGGATGAGATTTGCAAGAGTAGATGATGTAGTAGCAGAAAAAGCCTTAGATGATTTAGCAGAGTTAGCTCTTTCTCAAAAAGGTGCTTCTTCTACAACTAAAGCTCAAGCTGTTAGGAACATGAATGAAATATTAAATATCTGGGATGATGTTCAAAGACATATTGCACAAAAGTTTGAGAACATAGGATTACCTCCTCAGTTAATGAAGGGAGTAAAAAATTGGATGGCTAGTATAGATGAGACTCGTATGTATTTTACAAATACATTAGGAGAGCTTGAATATTTTCCTGGAAGTAAAATAGAAGATTTACCATTTATGACATTCTTTGCTGAACAATTAACAGATGATGAGGCTATGGGTCTTGTAGCAAGAGTATTAACTAGATACAGAAAATCTAACAAAATAGATACAGATGAATTAGATGCAATACTTGAAGATATAAAAAGTATATCTAATAATGCTACTACACCAGAAGATAGAGCATTAGTAGAGTATGTAACTGGTGGCTATTACGAAGGTGTAGAACAAGCTGGATTAAATATAGCAGAGGAAATAGGTATAAAAACAAGTGGTGCAGTTCCTTATGGTTATAGAGGTAAGGGTGGAACAATAGATGCACAAAGAATGAGGGAACTAGGACTAGATGATTTATCAGAAACAGAAAAAGCTAGACAATTAAAAAATCTTTCTAACGCTAGGCAGGATGCTTTATCAGAAATAGGCATGGAAGTAGCAAAACTTCCTAGAAAATTAAGAAGTAAAATGCAGAGAAATATGGAATCATTAGATGGTTTAGAGGTTTCTACACGAAATTTAACTGATAAAATTCAAGGCTTAAAAGTACAGATAGATGAAATAGCTAAACAATTTAAATCTTCACCAGAAAATATAAAAAAATATAAACAAGAATTTCCTGAATCAACAACTAAAGAAGCAAAAGAAGCTATAGCTGAACAATTAGAAGATGCTCTTAGACCAATTAAAGATGAGCTATCAACTTCTATTAAAGATAGAACAAGAGTTGACTCTGAGATAAGTAGATTAACTAATGAGATTCAAGATACTGTTCCTTCTTATAAAGGTTTATCAGAAGTAGAAAAGAAAAATTTATATGATGAAAAATTTTGGGAACAAGATTTTGCAACAATGAAACTTGATAAACAAGAAATAAGTAGAGTATCAAGATATAACTTAGATAATGCAGATATGACAATAATATTTACTGGTGCTGCTAAAGGCGGTCAAGGTATGAAACAAGTTATTAATTACTTAGAAAAAGGAACTCATGTTATAGAAGAAGGTATAAAAGGATTAAAACCAGGTGTATATCAAGGACATAAACCATATGCAGTTGTAGATTTATCAGCAGGTTTTACAAAACAACAAGCAGAAGAAATACAAAGATTTGCTGAATTAAATAATATTAAAAGTATTAATATTTCTGGACCTAGTGATTTCACAATAGCAGAAGAAGCATTGATGAAAACAGCAATGGAAGATATATTCTTTGTACAAAAACAATTTGATTCACAACTAACAATAGGTAATGTTAAATCAGCTATTGATAATGCTTTAGATAATACTAAACCTGCAGATTTGTCATCTAGGTATGCAGATAAAACTAAAAGCGTAGCTCAAGATTTACAAGATGAAATCTCTAATAATACAGATTTACAAAAGATAGCTAACAATATAAAACCTAAGCCAACAGCACATCTAATCTCAGAATATTTTGACCAAGGTGTGCTACCTATGCCTGATGCTAGATTATTTCTTAGAGTATTTAGACCTATGAGAGATTTAATGTTGAGATTATCTGGTAGAGCTGTAAGAGCTGGTGATGACTATGAAAGATTATTAGCTAAACCTGTAACTAATCTTGCTGAGTTAGCACTTAAAGATGATAAAACTGCAGTGGATACTATAAAGTTAGCTGTTAAAAAAGCAAGATTAAATATTAAGTTGAGTGGAAACGAAGATGAAGTAGCAGAAATAACAGAAGGTATATTTACAATGGTTGGTGATGGGTATATGCAAAGAATATGGAAACCAAGTATTCTTTTAAGACCAGCTTGGGTAGTAAGAGTTGTAGGTGAAGAACAAATTCGTATGTGGGCAGAAGGTTTAGATAATGTATTTGCTCATCCATTTTCTGCTTTTGCATGGGTACTAGGTAGAAAACCAAGTAGAAATGCTAAATTTCTAAAATCACAAAGAGAAAAGTTAAGAGATGATTATTTAGCCGATACTTTAAATTTAGGTAGAGGTGGTACAGATATATTTGATGAATCATTAGACCTAGCTTTAGAACATGCACAAGCAATGACAACAACACATGGTGGTATGGTTATAGGTTTTGACCCTAAAAGAGCTAGAGGATTTACACAAGTAACAAAAACAGATAAAAGATTTTATGGAGGTGGAACAAAAGAACTTTTACAATTAGCAGATGACCCATTAGCTACTCGTATAGCTCAAATAGAATTTAATCCTGTTAGAGGTAAGGAAGATTTTAATTTACAACTACAAAAAATAAAAGATGATTTTTGGGATGGGAATTTAAGAGAGTGGAGAGAAGCGTTTATTAACAATACAGATGATTTGAGTAGAGGTCAAAAAGCTATAATAGGAAATAGTAGAGCACATGCAGATTCTTATATAGATTCAGTAGTTGCAAGGTTGCATGATAAAACAGGTGGTAAATATAGAGCTGTAGAATATACACCTGATGGTAAGTTTGTAGGAAACGTATGGGATGAGAACTCTATAAAACCTACTATTCAAAATGAAAACAATATTATTAAATATATAATAACACAATCTGGTGATGAAGAATTAATAGGTCATATTGCAAGAAATGAAAATCAGTTTATAAAGATATTAAATAACTCAGGTGAAGAAGTGAGTATGAAATTTACTAGAGAAATGTCAGAAAGTCAGTATAAGCAATATAAAGAATGGTTAGCAAAAAGAAAGAATGGTGTATGGGATGACACACATCACTTTAAAACATCAAGAACTGATGTTACTGGGGATGTAGTAGGAAAATATGATAGAGCATTAGAAACAGCATTTACTACTTTAATGGGTGTCCCAACAAATGATTTATCTCGTTCACCAGCATTTAGACAATTTTACTGGAGATTTATTGAAAACATGTATGCAAATCTAGACAATGCTGCAAGAACTCAAGTATTTGCTCAAGCTAAAAAAATGATGGGTCGTTCTTTACCTGGTAGTAGAGCAAGAAAATATCTTAAGAGCTTAGAAAATATGGGACAAGCTAATGCTTCTAAGTTATTAGGAGTAGACGATTTAAGACAAGTTGATGAATTAGCTAAAGCGTATGCTTTAACAGAAACTAAAAGTTTGCTATATGATTTAAATAAACGACATGTTATTACAGATATGGTTAGATTAGTGATGCCTTTTGCAGAAGTCTATCTTGAAATTGCTGGCACCTGGACAAGATTACTTAAGAATCAAAAGATGTTATTTGGAAGAAAAGTTCAAAGGACAGTAGAAGGTATGCGTAAACCTAGTCTTTTTGGTGAATATGAAGATGAAGGCTTCTTTACTACTGACCCACAATCAGGTGAAGAAATGTTTAATATGAATTTATTTGAGAATATATTTAGTTTAGATAGGAGTTTAAATAATCCTAATCCAGATGCATTAGGGATAAATCCTATTACAGGTAGAGAAACAACAGAAGTTCCTGAAATAAATACAAAACTTAGAGGATATGCTACTGGTTTAAATATGGTAGCAGGAGATATAATACCAGGTCTAGGACCTTTAGCTCAGATACCTGCTGCTGCAATATTACCCTCTACTCCTGATATAGATAGAACTTTTTTTCCTTATGGAAGACCAGAAGAAGGACTACCACATCTTGCTAATCCTATATATTATGCTAAACAAGCTATACCTAGTTACTTTAGAAAAGTAATTTCTGCTGCTGATATTGAAGACCCAGAGTTTCAAAGAGCTTATGTTAATCAAGTAAAAGAAATACAAAGAGCTATGTTTATGACTAATACTTATGATGATTCTACACCTGAACAAGAGGTTGCATCATTAGAGAAAGCTAAGAAATTAGCTACACAAAGTTTATTACATAGAGCTTTTATACAATGGATAGCTCCTACTGGTGCCGTTATACAATATGATTATCAAATAGGACCAGGAGGTAGAGCCTATCTAGACCCAAGAGAAACAGAAGGAGACCCAGAAGGTAAATACTTTGCACAAACATTATTAGCAGATGCTTATTATCAAATGTTAGCTAAAGCAAAAGGTGATAGAGTTGTAGCTATTGCACAATTTATTAAAGTATTTGGTTTTGACCCTACAGCTTTATTAACTTCAAAATCTAAACAAATTAAAAAAGTTTCTTTTACAGACGAAGGTGGATACTTTAAGCAAGAGAATGAAGAAATATTTAAAAAGTATCCTGATGTTGCATACTATATGTATCCAGATAGTCCATTAGATGAATTTAATTGGCAAGCATGGAATGAAGCATTCTCTGATGGAGATAGAGTAGATTTAACTCCAGAACAATATAAACAAGCTGTGAGACAAGCTCAAGGTAGTTTAGCTTATGAACATGCTAGAAGAGTCATAATGGATGGACCAATGTATGCAAGTCTTCCTTATCATAAAAGAGCTGAACAATTATATCTAATTAGATTACAATTACAGAAACAATTCCCTGGTTATGGAGATACTTCAACAGCTCCACAATCATTAACAACTGAAGCTAAAATAAAGCAAATAACTGAAATGATACAAAGAGATGGTGATTCATCTATTACATTACCTGATGGTTCAACTAAAAAATTAAAAGATATGCCTTCAATGAAAGGAATAGTTAAATATCTATCTGCAAGACAAAGAGTATTAAATATAATAAAATCAGAACATGGAATAAATGCTACACTAAGTAGAGCAGAGGCTTCTGAATATAGAAGTTATTTAAGAGGTTTTGCTCAAAAACTTATGTTAGAGCATCCTGACTTTTATTTTATATACTTTGATGTGTTTAGAGTAGAGGTAGAAGAAGAGATGAGTTATTATGGAGAAGATATTTAATGTCGAATGGTGAAAATAGTCAGTATACAGAAGAAGAACAAAGAATACTAGATGCAATTCTTGGTGTAGAAGTACCTCGTCCAGAAGTTGGTTGGGGTGGATTAGAGTGGAGTTTACCTGATAATCAACCAAATGAATTTGATTCCGAGTTATTCAATGATTTTTTAAGTGTCTTTTTCTTAGGTCGTGAACAATTTGTAAGACAATTTGGAAGAGATGTAATAGATTGGTTTTCTAAAAGAACAACTGGAGAACTAGATACTTCTGAATTAGTAACACCAGATATTAGTTTGGCAGAATACCATTTGTATGCTGAAGCTGTTCTAGGTATTCCTTGGGATGAAATACCACAGGATTTAAAAGATACTATTCATGTTATGTATGAAACAATGCAAGTCGACATACCTGCATCAACAGAAGCTGCTGAAATAATTAAAGAAAGTACAGATGTATTAATAGCTTTACATGAGAAAGGAATTTTACCAGAAGAACTTTCTCATTTGAGTCCAGGTATTGTTGGTGCTGCTATTACTAATGGATATAGTGACCAAGCAGATTTAGCTTATCAGGCTTGGATTGGTAGAGAAGCAAGAAACACAGAATATATGACTAAAGCAGCATATGAAATTGACCCTGTAAGTGCAGAAGAATTAAAAAATAAACTAGATAATAATGAAATAACAGCTCAAGAATATTTAGATGAGATAGATAGACTTATAGATTCTACTTATGGATATAATTATGTTCAAGATTTTATAGAACAAGGAATCACTATGGGTGTTGGTGAAATGCCTCAACTTGATTTATCAGACCCAGTAGCTAAAGAACAAGCAAGAGTAAGAGGTCGTTTCCAATCAGGATTAGATTACTATGGATTAGGCACTTTAGACCTAGATGTATATAGTGATATGACTGCAACAGGCAAAATGCCGTTGTATCAAAATGGATTAGGTAGACTTTTGTTTGCTAATGCATCTCCTGAAGACATAATGGATACACAACTTTTATTAGTAGAAGCTGGTTTTTTGAGACCATTTGATTTTGTTTATGGTGTCTTAGATGATAATGATGGAGGCACAATACAAGCTATTGAAGCTGCTATGTCTAGATTTAATTTGAATGGTGATGGAGTATCTAAAGAAGATTTATATAGTATATTACTAGCACCAGGTAGCACAGCAGCTAATTTGAATGTATTTTTAAAAGAATTTTTTAAGGATACATTAGCAGATTATGGTTATGGAACTGGTGCTTTTGAAACTAATTATAGTGGAGAAAATGCATACGAAAACATATTTCAATTTATCCAACCTAATTTTAGTGATGCAAAAAGTTATATTAGTGATGCTATAACAGAAGGATTAGGTAGACCACCTTCAGATGCAGAGTTACAAGTTTTCTTTGATGAGTGGTCAAAAGAAAGTTATGCATTACAAAAACAAAATTTTGATATTAGACAAAGAAATATGCAAGCAGATTTAGAAGATGCAAGAAGAAGAAGGAACCTTGCAGGTCAAGGCAGAGTAGGAGAATTTACTCCTTCAGATAGAGAATCTACAGCAGATGTAGGTCTTGCAATGTCTAACAGTTTTGATGAGTTTATGCGAAATACGTATGGAGATATAATAACAGGAAGTCAAGCTGATGCTCAGTATAGGAAGTCTTTTGCTAGCCTTATGGGTAGCCTTGCCAATATCGCCAATCAACCAGGAAATTAAAATGGAATTAACAGAAGAGTTAATTATCCACATTGAAGACTTGGAAGGATTTAAAGAAAAAGCATATTACGATTTAAACGGAACTTTAACTATAGGTTTTGGTCATACTAATGCTACAGAAACATTTGACTTCAAAGAAGGTGATGTTATAGATAGAGAAAAAGCCCTAGAGATATTGCAATTAGATTTAAACCATGCAAGAGAAACTGTTGAAAGACTTATAAAGAATAGTCCTAATGTTTCATTAGAAGATTATTCACAATCAGAATTAGATTATGCAACATTGATTTATTTCAATAGACCTTGGACTTTACGTAACCTAGAAGGTGAAGTGGGAACTTATGATGGTTTAGAACTAATAGCAGAAGGTAATCTAGATGCTATTATTGAAGACCAGGAAGAGAAAATAAAAAGGAAATATGATGGAGAAATTCCTAAGTTCTTACAAACTAGATTAACTAAAGAAAAAAATTATACAGTACTTGAAGACCCTCCACCACCTCCACCAACTGATGATGATACAGAGGGTGTTACTCTATATGATGAAGAAGGAAAAGGAATTATAGTTGACCCTTCTATAGTAGATGATTTATTAAATTTAACACCTACTAAATATTATTTAGAATCTCCTACTAAATACACTGGTAATTACGCTGGTAGTAATTATGAGGAAGATGAAGGTAATACAGATTACCCAGTAGATGAATTTAAATTTGTAGGAACAGAACTAATAACACCTGAAGCAACTAAAGAAGTATGGGCTAAAGTATTAAGAAAACTATATGGTGTTAATAATCCTTTTGAGGATGAGGTTACTGTTTGGAAAAATAATATGGATAAAGAACGAGTAGCAAATGCACCTCTGTCTCAAAGATTTGGAAATGTATTTAGAGGCTTAGGTGGAAGAATTAAAACACATATTAACGAAAAAATAGATGCACAGTTAGATTTTATGGAACATGTATCTAGTCAAGGTAAGGAAGAATAATGGATGAAGATTATTACAAAGCCATCAAAGCCTTAGATGAATTAGTTGAGACTGCTTTAAGAGAAACAGTTACTAATAGAAAATTTGACGGTCAAAATTTTTTAGATTTTGTAGGTAAAGATGTAGGCGATTATTGGGATACTTTGCCTAGAAAAGACGGTTTGTTAGTTTATGGTCCTTATGATTTAGAAGATTTAGTTGGTGTAGGAAGAAGTGACCTTAGTTTAGTTATCGATGTAATTACTGATGATGATATAGTTTCAGGGTTTAGTATATCTCTTATGGACCACAGCTCACAATCAGTAGGTGGACCTAATAGGTTTAGACCAGAAATTGATGAAATTTTTCATTTAGATTTAGGTGAATTTTCTACGCTAGAAGAAATGGAAAATTTATTTAATAAGACAATGGACTTTGGCGATGGAACTGCAAAGGTTTCATTAGTTGGTGATGCTTTAGATGAGATATTTCCTAACAGTCCTGCAAATATAGAAATGGCATTAACTAACAAAGGACCTGTTATTTCTGATAGATTACGTAGAGATATAGACCGTGAGTTTCTTCCAGAATATGCAAAAGAAGCATTCGAAAAAGTTGACGCAGAACAAGCTGCACAATACAAAGAACTAGCAGGAGATGTAGAAGTTCCAGATACAGTAGAAGGTGCTGGTAAGGATACAGTTCCAGATGATTTATCTTCATTAGACACACCTACAAATGTAGTAGGTAAAGATAGTACTGGTTTAGATGTTAAATTATCAGTTAGTGATGATGGTTATGTTCAAATATGGAGAGCTACAGATGACCCTGGTAGATTAGTTATAAGTGATTTTGAAAAAACAGGTGGTGGTGGTAGAAGTGGTCTTGGACAACAAAACTATTTTTCTGCAACTCCTGAATATGCAGATGAATATAGTGGTGGTAATAGAAAATTATTTCAATTTGAAACAAAAATTAAACCAAATGAAATATTAAATATTGATTTACCTTCTTTAAGAAATACACATCCTGAATTAGTTTCACTTTTTTATGATGTAGAAGCACCAGGTGGACCAATAAGACTAAAAGGAAATATACAGTCTAATATAGGTAAACTAAAAGAACTTGGTTATAAAGCTGTTGGAACTTCAGTAACAGGAAATCAAAGAGTTGGTCAAGTACAGTTTGAAATTATTCCTCTTATAGAAGATTTAGATGAAACTTATGGAATAAAAGCAATAGACACACCTACAAATGTAGTAGATGATATGACTTGGCTATATAAAAATCAATCTATTGCAGATTTACAAGATTTTTTAAAAGATAAATATGGAAATGTATTATATGAATATGGAATATCTACTATGGAAGCAAGGTCAGGTCTATTATTAGAGGAACTATCAGATGGTAGTTTATATGTTGACACAATAAACATACGCCCTGGTTCACAAGGACAAGGTAAAGGTCAAGAAATATTATCAATTATAAAAGATTGGGCTGATGTAAATAAAACTTCAGTATATATTAAACCTGCTGCTTTGCCAGATAATCTTACATATAAAGGTCAACCAGTTTCTTCAGAACAACAGTTAGATAATTTGACTGAATTTTATAAAAAACAGGGATGGAAAGAAAATCCAAACTTTACTCTTCTTTCACCAGATGAAAAAGCAGCACAGATGTCTTTATCTGCAAATTATGATTTCGGTACTAAACCAACAGAATTATATAGTCCTTTAGTATATACACCAGAAGGAGTAAATGTTTCTGAATTACCTCAAAACCCATACATAGATGACATTACAAGTTTTACAGATAAATTTAATAGAGAAGGTAAAATATTTTTAGATGGTTACAATCAACCGATTGTAAATGAAGTAATAACAGAAACATTAAAAATAGAAGTTTGGTATGGTACATCTGGTTTTATAGATGAAAATGATTGGAATCAAAGTAAATTCTCTGAAGTTGCTAAAGACCTAGAGGCTAAGGGATTACATCCAAATGATATAGTTAATGATTTATCTAAATATATACCTCCAGATAAAATACCAACTCCTGCTGAAATATTTAGAGGAGGAGTAAGAAATGAATATTTTACTGATGCTATTGTTACTATGTTATCTGAAGGTTCAGGAAATTTTTATATTGAAGATGTTGCTGGGGATGATTTATTTCCAGAAAATAAACCAAGAAGAAACTTAGGATTATATTACGCAATATCAGGAGAGACTCCAGAAGAAACTAATGCAAGACTAGCTGACTATAAAAGGAAGCACGGAGATGTATTTACACCACAAGGACCTGAAGAACTCAAATGGGTTCAATACGCAGCAGAAGGTGAAAGAGTTATAGACACACCTACAAATGTAGGAGATGATGTAGTAGAAGGAACAGTTACAAGAATGGAAGAGTATAGGTTTAAAAAACTTATAGAAGAAGTAGAAGAAGCAACACCACCTGTTCATAAGATTACACCTGAACAAGCTAGCACAATAGACGATGCAATTGAAGAAACTATGGCTTTATTGAATAGAGAAAAGTTTGAACTTATACAAGGTTCAAAGAACAGAACTTTTAAGAATGTAGATATAACTTATGAACAGGCTTTTAAAGTTATTAAAAATAAATTAATTAATATATTTGCTGACGGTCTTACTTTAGTTGATGCATATGAATTAGGTTTAATAATTATGTCAATAACTGGAGCTGTAGATACAAGCCTAGAAGGTATAATAGATATTGTGTTCCCTAATGATACTAAAGATAATAGAAGTTTTCCTGAAAAGGTTATAGCTAACCTAGATGATTTAGCACCATACTCTCCTACTGAACAATTCCTAAGAAAGAATAAAGAATCTAGAGCAATGAAACTAAATCCTGAAGTAGTAGAAACAGCTAGAGACTCATACAATATAGGAGACATTACTTTCTTTGAACATATGGCAGTTCTTGACCAAGTTATAAAAGGTCAGAAAAGCTATGTATATGAAGAGTTAACTCCCAATATAGGTATGATACCAACTAAGATGATAGACCATGCAAATCCTCAATATGTATTCTATAATATAGGTGAAACAATTATAGGTAATAAATAATGCCAGATGAAGTAACTATATATGGTCCAGATGGACAAACTCGAGAAGTTCCTTTTGAGGATGTTCATTTATGGACTGGTAATGAATGGAGTAGAACACCACCTGAAGCTGCGAAACCACAAGCTAACTGGTTACATAGTAATAAGTTAGTTGCAGATTATGTATATACAAAAAATGGAATAGTATATTTTGCATACGATATATCAGAATTAGTAGGTTATCCTGCTTATATTTCTTATGAAGCTAATGGTTTAGCTATTAATGATTACACAACTAATTGGGGTGTAGATTTAGCAGGTAATGATAGAAAAGGACCTGCAATGTCATACACACCTCCTCCAGGAGAAGTTATAGAAGACCCTAGTTTAACAATGACAGGATTCTCAGTAGGCGGTTCTTGGGCTCCAACAAATTTTGGAATAGACCCTACTACTGGATTAAGAATAAATAAAAATGGTTTCTCAAGTTTTGTATTTAGTGGTTTTAGAGAATTAGAAACTTCTTATCCATGGTTGTTTGATGAGGTAAATGGTCAAGCAGTTGGTCTTACATTATTATTTAAATCTCTAGCATTAGGAACTCCTTTAACTGCAGAAGAACTTAATAGATATGGATTAACTTCAGGTTATACACAAGGTCAATTAGATTATATAAATGCAACAATACTTACAGGAGGAGATGACCCATTATCTTTTAATTTAAATGGTGATACTGTAACAAATCAAAAGTATGCAAAACTATTAGGCACAACAAAAGAAAAATTAAATACTGCATTAGAAGATTTAGGTATTAGTGCAGAAGCATTTGAAAGAGAGAACGCAGAATTGTATGAAACTTTATGGGGACAAGTAACAAGAGGTAAGGTTACAGATACTTTATTAGATGAATACTTAGGATTTGTTCTAGGTATTGAAGGATATGGCTATTCAAAAGATAGTGATTTCTATGCAATATTCTCAGGTCCTAGAAATGAACTTAATAATATTGGATGGAAACAAGATACTTCATCTTTTACAATGGGTATAAATGGTAAGAGCTCTGCTATACAATGGATAGGATTATCAAGATGGAACGGTCTTTCAAAAGAAGAACAAAATAGTCTTATTGAATTATATGCAAATGACCAAACAGAATTTGATAGAAGATTACAAACTATGTTTGATAACGACCCAGTATGGGGTGAAAGATTTGGAGGAAAGAATCTAAAGTATTCTCAAGTAGTAGGTCCATATAAGACTTTCTGGCAAAATACCTTTGGTGAAGTAGCTGATGAAGAAGACGAAGCATTCCTAGAAGGACTAGGATTATCACAACTAGATGCAAGAAAAAATTATAGAACTTCTGCTTATAATAAAAGGAATAAATATTTTATGAATACTATGGCTGATAATATAACAACAAGTTTAGGCGGTAATATTCAAGGAGGATATAGGATAACATAATGGTAACAATATATAGATATGATGCACCAGATGGAGAAACATTTGATGATGATTTTGTTAAAAATAATATAGACCCTGAAATAAAAAAGTTTAAAACTGCAAAAGCCTATGCAGACCATTTAGTAGCAACTGCAAGTTATACTTATTCTAAAAATGAAATTAAAGAACCAAATAAGTCTTCCGTTGTTTCAACTGTAACTGAAGAAGAGCCATTAAACCTTAGTCCTAATCAGGTTTACCTACGCTTACCTTGGCTTAAATCATATGCAGGTGGTAATGCAGATAAGTTAGTAGATTCTTATATAAAAGGATTTATAGAAGGTGATGGTTCATTAGATGCTGCATTAGCAACTATGAGAGAATTACCAGAGTATGAAACAGTTTTTCCTGGTATTGTCAATGTAGAAACAGGAGCTATAAGAATGAGTGAGAGTTCTTATGTAGCAGGATTTGAACAAGTCAAAGCATCTTTAATAGGTCAAGGTCTTGGAGGGTATGCTAAACAAAAAGGTAAAGAAATATATGCAACTATGGTAGGTAATCAAGTAGCTCCTAATGAATATATAAACAGAGTTAAAACTGTTAGAAGTAAAATATTTGACAGAATGGATGAAGATATGAAACAGAATATTGTATCAGCTTACAATGATTATTATTCAAGTGAGTTAGGAGAGTCTGTTACATTAGATGAATCATCTATACTTGCTTTAGCTATAGACCCTAATTTAAATAATGAGATACTACAGAAAAGATTAAATGCTTCAGAACTAGGAGCTGTATATACAACTGAAATAGGTGAAGATGTTTCACTCGAAAGAATACAAGAGTTTACACAAGCAGGAATTACATTAGGTCAAGCTAGAACACAGTTTGCTACTGCTGCTACAACTGCAAGATTATTAGGTAGTATGGCTAGAAGGCAAAATAGAACTACTACTGTAGGTTCAGCAGCAAGAGTATTGGAAGCATCTTTATTTAAAGATTCTGAAGCAATAGAACAAATACAAGCTATAGAAGCACAGAATAGAACAGGAAGTTCTACAGCAACAGGTTCATATAGAGCACAAACAGGAGAAGTTACAGGATTAACTGAAACATAAATCTAAACCTTGACTTTAGATTTAGATTCTTATATACTAGATATAGTGCCTGTCGAGGTCGGCACTCTAAATATAGGGTCGTAAAGCAGTTGGTTATCCAAGGTGTCCAACTTGTACCATAAATCCCTTGTGACATCCCTTTTAATTACCTAGCGATTATTGTTATGGGATTTTTTATGCTAGAGAAAATGGAGAAGTAAAAATTATGAGTGAAAAACAAGTAAATGAAGTAGCAGTAGAGGAGGTTGAAGAAACATTGGATACTGATAATATTAAACAACTTAGACAAGAGTATAAAAAACTCAAAGCTGAGAATAAACAATTTAAAACACAAGCAATGGATTCTGCACTCACCTCGATGGGCTTATCCTCAGATAAAGGATTGGGTAAAGCTGTAACAAAATTGTATGACGGAGACGTAACAGTTGAGGCTATACAAGATTTTGTTAATACAGAGTTTGGTGAAGATGTTATTAATACTGATACACCTGAACCTGCAGCTCCACCTACAGAGAACGTAATTGAAGCTCAATCTAGAGTTGAGCAACTTAATAAACTGGGTGTAGATAACGAACCTGCAGATGCTCTGCAGCAAGCTGTTAACTATATAAATGACCCAGATACTTCTGTAAAAAATTCCATTGGTGCAAAACTTGCAATGATGGACAAAATAAAAGAACAAGATAAACAATAGATGTAGCAATATATCGGAATAGAGGTAAATTAATATGGCAGAAATAAGTGGGTTAAACGCAAGTACCCCAATATATGCACAAAATATTAATAACTTT